CCTCTAAAGTCATTATTATCTCTACAATTTGTAAGCTATCACCACCAAGATCATTTAATATATGACTCTTAGGTAATATTCTTGACTCATCTATTTCTAATTCGTTTGCTAATATCTTAACTACAGCATCATAGATATTAGGTATTTTTGGATCTGTGCCCATTATTTTTTACTTTCTTTTTTGCCATATCTAATTTTAGTTTACTTACTTTGTCAGTGAAGTCAACACCAAATAAATGATCATACTCATGTAAGAATACTCTAGCACTCATTCCTGCAAACTGTCTTGTTATCCAATTACCATATGGATCCTGAAACCTTACACGAATAGATGCTGGACGTTTCACTTTTAACTGAAGACCAGGAAAAGATAAACATGCTTCATCCATCAATACTTCATTAGGACTTCTATATGTAATTGTAGGATTGAATACAGCAAAGGCTGGCTCACCTTCTGTAACAAACATTTTAAAATTATATCCAACTTGGTTAGCAGCTAAACCTATACCACCTTTTTCTCTCATAGATGTTACCATGGCCATAGAAAACTTAACTGGATCTACAGGAGGATTTACAAAATCAAAAGCAGGTAACTCATCCCATAAGTAATCATCTTTCATATCTAAATTGAAATCTGTTTCTTGTATTTCAAAACCACTAGGCTGAAGACCGTGTGTAGAGTTATCCATAACAGTTGATAATTGTTCTTTTATCTTTTCTATGTTTTTTATTTTCATGCTACCATCCTACTAAAGTTTTGGTGTTTCTCAAAACGTACTACGTTAGAAAACTTATCTATTAGTTGATCTGTTTTATGACTTATTATAAAGATATTTGTATCTAAAGTCAAGTCATTTATTATTTTTAGGAACTCGTCTGTACCCTGTGCATCTAAACTACTATCAAATATTTCATCAAGTATTAACAAGTTTGTACTTGCACTATTTTTTAACTTAGCAATTGCTCTCCAAGTAAATAATAATGCTAAATCTATTCTCATTTTTTCACCTTCACTAAAAGATGCATATGTAAACTCATCTCTGAACCTAGACTTAATACTTTCATTAAAGTTTTGATCTAATTCAAACTGTACAAAGAAGTCCATTGCTGCTAAGTACTTATTAATAAGTTTGTTCATTATAGGAACATATTGTTTAATAATTCTAGATTTTATTCCTGTATCTCTTAACAACTTAGTAGCTATATCATATATTTCTCTTGTAATAGTAAACTCTTCAACATCTTTTCTTTTACCATCTAACTCAATGTTGAAATCTTTTATTTTATTTTTCTCTTCTGTTATATCTTGTTTAGTTGTATTGTCTATATCTTTTTGTAATGATTCTATTAATTGTCTGTTACCATTCATCTTTGAGTTTAATAAATTTATTTGTTGGTTAACACTATCTATTTTTTTATATACTTCTACAATATGATTTATTTCTTGTTGAGTTGTATCTAATTCTTTTTCTAATGGTTGAAAGCCAGCTTCACATTCTTCTACTTTATCTTCTTTCTCATCTATTACTTTAGCTTTAAAATCTTCATCTATAGATTGGTTACAGGTAGGACAATCATCATGTGTATCAAAAAATTGTATGTCTCTTTTAAGAGTCTTAACTTTATCTTTTATTTTATCTTCCAGGTTAGTAAGCTGATTTAATTTTGAACGAACTTTCTCTTCTTCAGCTACTTCCTTTCTCAACTTAGCTAACACAGTTTCTTCATCCTGTAAATTTATTTCATTGATATTATTTTCATTCTGAAGTTTTACTATTTGTTCTTTCTTTTCTGCTATTGCTTCATCTTGTTGTTGTGATATTTTATCAACAAAGTGTTGTTGTATTCTTATCTTCTCTTCTATTGTATTTAATTCACTAGTTAATATTTGTGCATGTTCTTTATTTTTTGATACATCTTCTTTTAATAATGTAGCCATTATAGAAAATATACCTATATCTAATAAGTCTTCTATTACTTCTTTTCTATGGTTGGTTGGTAGCTGCATGAAAGGAATAAAGCTGCTGCTACCTAACACAACCACTTGACAAAAGCTCTTATGATTGAGCTTTAATATTTGTTTTTCAAGTGTCTCTTGATAATCTTTAGCGTGTGCTTCTTGGTTCAATAATTTATCGTTTTGATATACTTCAAACTTTCTTGGCTTCTGTCCTCTAATAACTTTATAATTATGAGAACCAATACCAAATTCAACCTCAACAACCATATCTTTATTGTTAATTGTATTAACTAATTGTTGTACTGTTACTTTTCTAAATGGTTTATTATACAAACCAAAAGTTAAAGCATCTAATATAGTAGACTTACCAGAACCATTCTCACCTATAATTAATGAAGACTTAGTTTGATTCAAATCAATCTCAGTCCAGTGATTACCATAAGAAATAAAATTCTTCCACTTAATACTTTTAAATACTATCATATTATACTCAATGCCCTGTCATGTAAACTTCTTAATAATTCTTTTACTTTATCTTTATCCGTAGTTATTTCTAAACCATCTACATACGATTCTAATATAGTAGGTGTATCTTCTGCTTCATTAACTATATCTTCATCATCATCTATATCTAAATGTAAGTGATCTTCAACCACTTGTAGATTAATAGGATCTGCTTGTTCCACTCTATCCACATACGTGTCAAACAAATACGGATTAGTTTTATTAGATACTATAACTTTTACATAAGCATTTTGATAAGGTGTAAAGTCCATAGCCATTACTTCATCAAATGTTAAGTTTGTATCATTGTACCATAACTTATAAAACATTCTATTAGGATTTACAACTCTAGTCAACTCTCTTGTTTCTGTATCAAATATATGAAAACCTTTAGGATCTTCATAATCCATCCATGTCATTTCATAAGGACATCCAAGATAATTAATATTTTTTTCTGTAGACTTATGATGATAATGTCCTGTACATACCATATCAAACTTATCATAGATCGTATGGTCTGCACCCTCTTGTATAACATATCCCCTATTCATCTGAAAACCTTTTAACTCTAGGTGACCCATAACTATTTGAGCTGTGGTATCTTTTATCATTTGATACGATTGCTTTTCATTGTCTTTACATATCCACGGTAGTATAAGCATATCACATCCACCTATGTTTATTTCTGACGGTTGATGATATTCTATAATATTAGGATATTCTTGTGTTAACAAGTACACTGAATTAAGTTCATTTGTATTCCTATACACAGCGTCATGATTACCAACAATCATATGTGTAGTTATATTGTTCTCTTTCAATGGATCAAAAAACATACTCTTTGCTGCCTTTAGAGATGTAAAGGATATATACTTTCTACGATCAAATGTATCGCCTAAGTCTATTACTGTATTGATGTTATGTTCTTTTAGGTATGGAAAGAAAACTTCATCATAAAATTTCTTTTGGTTAGCTGCTACTTTTATATTATCATTACGAGCACCAAAATGTAAATCAGTCACTAATGCTATCTTCATAATCTATTTCTCTTTATAAAATGCCTCTACTCCTCGAGGAGGTGTTGGAGATTTCTTTTTAGTTTTTTCTTGTTCTTTTTGTTCATAATTTTCTACAAAATCTTTCATGTAGTCTGTGGTCTCAGGTATAGCTTGCTGAGTAACTATTGTTTGACCATCAGCAGGATCAACCCATCCATCAAAGATTTGAAAGTTTTGTATTGCTTTATGTTTAATATATAATTGTTTCTTTTCTTTTTGTATTCTTCTTAGAAATGCATAGTATATTATTTGTGTGAAATATGCAAATGGATTTTTAGATTTATCAGGATCAAAATTATCAATGTAGTTAATACAATTCTCTATACCATCACTAACCATCTCTTCTCTGAATGTATAGTTTATAAAATTAGGTTTAGTTGATAACCTATTTGCTATTTTAAGTAAAGCTGCTCCTACAATATCTGGTATAGGTGGCTTAGGATCATCTACTGCCTCAGCATCTCTTACTTTTGCTTTATACTCAATCATACAAGCATAAAGAGTTTTATTATCTACATAATGTGCCATTTAATGTATAGTTGTATTTGACGTGTTACGTAAATACTCCTCTAAGTTTATATCTTCTTGTTCCATATCATCCTCTAAATTTTGTCTTCTTAATTGTTGTTCTTTGTATATACGTTCTGCTCTATCTAATATGTTTTCATTTTCATTTATATGCTCTAGCTCTTTATTCTTAGCATGTTTTACAAAATAGTCATAGTGTGATAATACATTTTCATTTATATCATTAACCATTAACATTATATGTTTTTTATCAAGTGTTACCTCAGGACTTTCACTAAACAATAACCAGTGTGAACATTTAACTACTTCATATCCACCAGGTGATATTATTCTATGAATTTGTATAGGATGTAATAATTTAATAGTATCATTATTTTCTACACCAATTTCTGATACTATCTCATCACCATTCATTAATTTAATTACTGCATGTGTCATCTCTACTCCTTTAAACGTACTGAGTACATTTTGTATGGAAACTTTTCTTCATTATAAATTTTTAATCTCTCAGCAAAATGTTCAAGAGCATAATTTTTCCATTGCTTGTGTCTTAGATCATCTACTATATCAAACAGTCTTGCTTCTGTTTTACCTTCTGCTGTTCTAAGTCCTCTACCTATAGATTGTAAATTCCTTACTCTTGATTTGCTTGGACTTGCAAATATTATGTTATGTAAATTACGAATGTTAACACCAGTACTAAATGTTCCGTAGGATGCAACAATAACAGCCTCGTTAGATTGCTCAACAATAGATCTAATGTGGTCTCTCTCCTCACCATCTACTCCTCCGTGAACATAAAATGCGTGTTTAGTTTCATTATCATTAATCATATTGTACAACACTTTTCCGTGCTTGTCAACAAAATTAAATAATACTAATGTGTTACCTTCAAGACTTATACATAAGTTACGAATAAATCTGTTACGTGCATCATTCCTTACTAAAAAATCTATTTCATCTTGATACTTTGCACGTCTCAATAAATTACATGTTTGATCTGAGTACTTTAGTGTAATTATATTTATCTTAAACTTTGCTAGGTGGTCGCTATCTATTAAATCAGATGTAGTAGTTACTTTTTCAACGGGACCAAACAATCCTTCTAATACTAATCTATGTGTTAGTGTACCATCTAACGTACCTGTAAATCCAAATCTATAAGGACAATCTGTTAACTTCTTCATTATACTTTCTAATGACTTAGATTTAAACAAATGGGCTTCATCTCCTATAACAACTTTGTATTGATTGAACCACGACTTTGGCATCTTGTATATTGATTGCCA